TGTTCTGGTCGGCTATGTAGTCGCCGCTCCACGGCTTGTTCTTCATCTTCATGAGCCTGGCCTTGGAGCCGGCCGCGATCTGCTCCCGGTACTGTTCGAACACCCAGTCGTCGATGGTGGTTGCATCGGACTTGGGCTTCAGGGCGGCGTAGCAGTCGATGGCGTAGGTATCATCCGGGGTCAGGAACAAGGTCAACTGGGTGGAGTCCGGCATGAAGTAGTATTCGGGCTCCGCAGTCTGGTTGCGCCAGTCCGCATCCAGGCTGTCGCGGTCGTCCGGCCCGATGGCGGTCAGTTCGGTGTCGCTGTCCAGTTCCACGTGCAACATTTTGGCCACGACAAAGCCGGTCGGCAGGGTCAGGGCGTAGGTCGAGGTGTCGGCAGAGGTGTTGAACTGCGTCAGGTCGGCGCGCTTCAGTTCCGAGCGTGCGTAGAATTCCTCGCACGCCAGCCGGATATGCAGCAGCGCCAGGTTCTCCGGGCAGTGTTGCAGATCCGGCAGCACGTAGTCGTAGAAACCGGTCAGCGCGGTCATGCCGATACCACCTGCGACTTGAACAGGCCGAAGGCGGCCACCGCACGACCGGAGGTGACGTGGACGGCATCCTTGAACTCGGCGCGGGCGACGATGTAGTCCGCGACGATCCGCTTGAAGTCGTCCGGCAGCGTAAAGTTATCGGTCACTGGGTCGGTCGCCTCGGTGTAGGCCGTGCCGAACGAACCCAGACGCAGGTCGGGACGCAGGCCATAGACCTCGCGCGCCGCGTCGTTGCCGTACACCAGCAGATCGGCGTCGGTGTTCTTGTCCTTGTCGTCGTCGTTGAGCGTCATCCGCGCGAGGTCCAGGACGGCCTGCCACTTCATGTCAGGCGACCCCGTACTGGTCGATCATGGCGTTGACCCGGGTGCGCAAGGCCTCGACCGTGCCGCGCTTGTCGATCTTCACGCCAAAGTGCTTTTCGGCGATGTCGGACAGCTTGTCCTTGTCCATCGTGTTGATCTGCTTGCGGAGGATGTCGGCGTTGATCTCCTGAATCTCCTGTTCCTCGTTCGGCTCGACGTTGGCGGCGGCCATTTCCACCGCCTCCATGTTCTCGCCTTCCGCAGCCTTCCAGACGCCGACATGGCGCAGCAGCTTGGCGGCGATCGCAGACGGAACGGACTTCACCAGGCCCGGCGTCCACTGACCGGTGCCGTATACGCCGTCCGGGTGCATGTCCTTCGGCCCGACGTACTCCACTTGGGTTGTGCTCATGATTGCTCCTGGGTAGCAGGGGCAGCCCGAAGGCCGCCCCTTGGGTGGCTTACTTCACGCCCTTGTTGCGGCCGAAGACGAGGAAGTCCGCGCGGCCGGCGGAGGCATGCGCGGCGCCTGCGTTGGTGAGGATGAGGTAGGCATCCTTGGGCAGGGTCACCGGAGACACGGCGGTGTTGTTGGAGCCCAGGACGGCGATCGCGCTGGAAGCGGCACCCGCGAGGATGAAGTAGTCGTCATCCTGCGGCACGTTGGTGTCGTCCACGCCGTCCACGTAGGCAAAACCCAGCTTGAACGTGGTCGCTGCCGTGAAGGCATCGTTGATGGCGGCCAGGGCGGCATGCAGTTCCGTGCCGCCTTTCAGCACACCGAGGCGCACGATGTCGCCCACGCCGATGGCGGCGGCGGGCACGTCGCTGTCCGCGATGTAGCCGGACGAGTTGGTGATGAGGATGAAGCTCTCCACGACGGAGTCGGAGTACGGCGCACCGCCGAAGCGAGGCGAGCCAAGACCGTTTTTGGTGATGGTGGTCATTTCAGTTTCCTTTTCAGAAGATTTCGACGGGGCCAGACTAGGCCGGCCCCCTCATCAGGTCAGCCGTTTAGGCCGGGACCGCGACGGCGGTGTCGAGGGCGATCACGCCGAAGTCGGTGTAGGTCGCGCCCACACCATCGCCGTGGTCGATCTGGAACCGCACCTTGGCCTTGCCGCCGATGGAGCCGATCAGCACTTCCAGCTTGTCGCCGTGGTCCAGTTCCTTCTCGGACCAGAAGTACGGATTGCCTGTCTGGCGGGTCTTGCCGTAGGCCTCCACCAGCGCCTGGCCGCCGAGCAGCAGGGCACGGTCGATGGCGTAGCCGGCGTAGGTGCCGCAGGTGTAGGTGGACTCGGTCTCGGACGTGGCGGACGCGCAATAGTTGATCGTGTCCGTGCCGTTGAGGTTGAAGCGGATCGGGCGCGACATCTTCTTGACGAGGATGCCGTTCCAGATACCCACTTCGCCGCGGAACAGCGGGTGCTGGTTCGCGTTGGAAGCCCGGGCCAGTGCCTGCGCCTGGAAGGTGCGGAAGGTGGTGGCGCTGTCCCCCTTCAGGCTCTCGTACTGCGCCGGGGAGACCAGCAGCATGTACAGCGGGTCGTCCATGGCCGCCTCATCGCCGGGCAGCATGATCGGGGGCGGCGGGAAGGCCAGGTTGTCGATCACGCTGCGCAGATTGTCGATCAGCGCGAACTTCATCAGGTCGGCCGAGGTCACCTTGTCGGAACCGCCGTAGCCGTCACTCGCGTTCGAAGCGGCCACGATGCTGGTGCCGCCCACGGAGACGTAGTGACGGTTCTTGGTAGGCGCCTTGACGGTGTTGACCACCACGTCGCTGAAGTCGGCGTCGGACGCGAGCGGAACCGCCCAGCCGGCGTCATTGGAGAACCCGCGGGCACCGGCCATGTGGACGATGTCCAACTGGTCTTCCAGCCGCTTCATGTAGCCGTCGGCCTGGGCACGTGCCAGCTTGCGCAGGTCGTGCGGGGTGCGCTGCTGGCTCATCTTGCCGCCGGCAGAAATCGGCTTGCGGGTCTGGTCGATGTAGCACGACATGGTGCTGAAGGTCATGCGCTCGCCCTGACCTTCGGCATTGCGCTCGCCCATGATGGGCTTGCCGCCGAGCGGGTTCACCAGGTCGATGGTGATCTGGTCGCCAGCGGTCTTGGTCAGGTCCATGCAGCGGACGATCGGCATGGAATTCTCCGACTGCCAGCGCAGGGACTTCTCCGCGTCGGCCTGCTTTGGAAGCTGGCCGGAGAGACGGTTCATGATGGTCTGACGCTGCATGGTGGCAGCGAACAGACCGACGGATTGCAGACGCACGGCACGCGCGTCGCCGTAAGGGATGTTGGTAATACTCATTTTGTTTATCTCCTGCTATGGGATTGAGGTCCGTCATCACGACGGTCCGGGGGTGTTACAGCAGGCGAGCGAGCTTTTCGTTGACCTTGTCCGGGGTCATGGACATCATCGCGTTGAGCAGCCCGACATCGCTCAACGTGTCCAGTGAACCGAGTTCTTCCGATGCCGGAACGCCGCCTGCCGGGACATCCGACAGGCTGTTCGGCACGGCAGACTTCTCAGACTTGGCCTTCTGAATTGCCGCTTCCGCCGCCTTGGCGAGATCCTCTTTCGAGGGTTTGGGTGTGGTATCAGCGGGAGGCGGGGTGACAGGGTTCTTCTCCTTGTACATCCCCAGCATGTCGATGATTTCCTGGGCGGTGCCCTTCTCCATGACGCGCTCGAGCTCGGGCCGCAGGAAGGCGGGTTGCGCCTTCACGAAATCGGCCAGCTTGCCGCTGTCTAAGAGATCTTCGAAGTCCGCGTGCGCTTCGGTGATAGCGGCAAAATGCCGCTCGCGCAGGGTGTCTTCGGTCACTTCCAGCGTCGGTTTCAGGGTCTGGGAGAATTCCCCCAGCTTGGCATTGACCTTGGCGTCGATCGCCTTTTCCATGGCATCCGCCAGGGCCGGATAGTCCTCGCGAATGCTCGCGAGCACGTCTTCCTGCGCCTGGGTGCTGCCGGTTTCGGCGTCCTTCTCCTTGGCTTCCTGCAGGCGCTTGGCGAGTTCTTCGTTCTCGTGCGCCACCTGTTCCCAATGCTTCGCGTCGGCCCGGGCCTTCTCCAGTTCGCTGTACGGGATGGTGTTCTTCCCGTCCTTGGCTTGGACTACCGGCTCGTCTTCGGTCTTCGCGGTGTCGGTCGTGACTTCCTTCTGCTCGTCTTCCTTCGCGGCCACGGGCGCCTTGCCGCTCTCCTCGTCCTCGGGCAGGGTTTTCACCTCGTCCTCGGCCTCGGTATCGCCCTCGATCGCTCCACCCAGCAAAAGCCGGGTAGCGTCGTCGTCAGTCAGTTGTGCATCAGGGTTGTTGAGGTAGTAATCGACATCCTTCTGGGTACTCACGGTCGTTCTCCTGCTGCGGGGTCAGAGCACGGTCATCTCGACGTTCTCTTTGCCGCCCCCTTCTCGCCGGGGTCGCGAAAGCGGAGTAAATAAAAAGGCCAGGGGATACCTGGCCTGATCCATCTACGGGAAATGCGCTGTCTCACGACAGTGCGGTTTGTGGCGTACAAATGAAAACGGCTCCCGGAGGAGCCGCTATCTGACCGTCGCCACTACGGTCGGAATATCTATGATCTCTCGCCGCTGTCCAGCGGCCGTCTACCCATGGCAAACCCGCGTAACGTGCGCAGGGTGCGTAACACCGTCGTCACCACCGCCCCCGACACGTCCACCGCCAGCGCCGTAAACCGCAGCGACGCCGCCGTCAGCTCAATCAGCGTGTTCTGAATTATCGTAATGGCCTGGGCCGTAAAGGTCAGGGTGCCCGCAGCAAGCCGGATGGCCACACTAGGCTGCACGCTATTCGCCACGAGGTTCGATGCCGCCGCGCTCAAGGCCAGCGCTAGGGCTGGCTGCACGGCGTTGGTGGTGAGATTCAGCGCGGCAGCCTCCAGCGCGATCACCAGCGCCCCGGACAGCGTGATGGCGTTGGCCGTGAAGTTCAGCGCTGCAGCGGTCAGGGCCGTGGTCAGGCGTGTTTGGACGGACTGCGCGGCGGTAGTCAGACCGGCGGCCGTCAGCGCCGTGGAGAAAGCCAGTTGCGGGGCTGCGGCGGTGAAGCCGAACGCGGCGGCAGTCAGGTCGATGGTCGTCGCGCCGCCCGCCGCACTCTGCGCCCACAGATTGCGCCTGATCGGCTGGAAGATTTGCCAGGGGTTTGCCCGGAGTTCTACATATTCGGCATCGCTGATCCAGCTATCAAAAAATATCGTGAGCGGCTGAAGCGTTGCGGCCCATTCGGTATTGTTTTCTGCGGCACCAAAAATTAGCGGTGCTGCGGCAGAAGTATCAGATATGCCAGCAGTCACGGCAATACTAGCCGATGACGATGGGGATACAAAAAATTCTAGATTGCTGCCGGTTTTCCACCGGGTCAACGACCTATATTCTGTATTCGCCGCAACAGAAAGTCCTGATGTTGCTACCAAACCCCCCCGCCAAATAGCTGCACGAGCCGTGTTTACAGTATTTAACTGAATAGGTGTGAACTCAGAATTTTTGCGAACAATATCGGCGGGATTTTGTTGCGCCGAATATGACCAAATTGCAAAACAACTGAGGGCTGATCGCCCACCAAACAGACTCTGATTTGCCGTAGCCGCGTAGCTGTTTGATGCGTTGGCAGTCTGTAGGCACTTGCCGGTCGGGTTTACTCCAGATATTGCGTTGTTCGTCGTGAACAGAATGTCTGGGGAATCTCGGCAAATCAGCCGTCCAGGAACGGACCCCAACTGCACATACAGAACACGCGAACCAAATTTATTCGAGCGATCAATGCTAACCGGGTATTGTGGTTGCCGGATCCATGGACCATTTAAAAGCGTCTTGGCCATCAGGCAATGTCGTACTTGATTCCGTTGAAGCTGAACAGATTGCTATTCGTAGCATTCAATGCCGCGACCGTATTATGGGCGACGAATAACCCCCAAAATTTCGGCATATTCCCGCCGAACAACGCAGCAACCGAGAATGGCGCGACGTTGTAAGTCACATCGCTGGTCGTTGCATATACCCCGATGGATGCCCCCAAGCGAAGGGCCGCACCGAGAACGCCAGAGTTCGTCAGTGTCTCAGCGGAAGTCGTGCCATCCAACACGTCGATCGCAGTCGTTCCCAAACTCGTATCCGCGCCCCACACATAGATATTGATTGTCGTGTTCGCCGTGGGGGTCGTGCCGACTTTAACCTTTCCTTGCACCAGCGCATCCACATATTTGTTTGTAGTAGCGTTGTCGATTTCTGCTGATTCCACGCCTGCCGTGAACGTGGACGAGCTGGCAAGACTGCCCAAGTCCATCGTGATGGTTGTGTTTGCACTGTAGTTGATCGTTGTGGATGCCATGGTTTACCACCCCGTCACTGTTTGAATATCCTGCGGGCTAATTGCGCCCTCAAAGCCCATCACATCAGCAGTCACCGTGCCAGTAGTTGCGGGGCCGGTAGTCAGCAGTTTCTCGATTACCGTAGCCTTGCGAGTACAAGCAGTCAGGACCGTCACGCCACTTGCTCCACCTGCTGAAATCGCTGCGCCCGCAGTGCCTGCCGGCAAAGCGGTAACGGCATCTTTCAGGCCATTGCGGATATTCGCCTTGGCGGCGTCGATATTCGATCGGCCTTGCAGCATGTTTTGCAGATTCATCTGCTTGGTTTGAATAATCAGCAGCCGTTGCGTACCGATATTGTTCTCCGCAGCGGCATCGACAGGGGTGTACTTGGTGAAGTCGATGGCATTGTAAATATCGTTCACATTTACATTGCTGGCCCATACCAGGAAATCTGGACTCGCCGATTGGTTGTAAATGTCTGCAACCGCATAAGTTCCGTCTCCAGTATGCGGAATGTTGGCAAAAACTGGATTGGTTGCAATGTCGTTTGCTATTGTTGTGATTTGTGCTTGAGTGAGTGACATGTCTTAGCCTTTCTT